TGAACTAGGTGTAGCACCTGGTCTTCGTGTGAACTTCCTTCGTTACAAGAACTTCGCAATTGATCCAACTCCTCTTACAGAAGGCGTTCGTATGACAACAAACGCACTTACTGCAGAGCAAATCGCAATTACAGTTGCAGAGCACGGTTATGCCGTTGCTGTTTCTGAATTGCTTCTTAATGCATCATTTGATGATGTAATGGCTTCGGCATCTCGTCTTCTAGGTCGCCACATGGCACAGTACCTAGATGTACAAGCACGCAACACTCTCTCTGCTGCAACTTCAGCAGTCTTTGGATACAACCGTTCAGCACTACAAGGTGTTAACGATTGGTACAACGAAGGCACAGCAGCAACAGCAGTTGCAGAACTTGATGGTGGGTTTAACCTATCAACAGGTGCTGTAAAAGATGCCGCTCTTACCCTTGCTGGTAAGAACATCCCTCGTTTAGGCGAGACATACGTAATGTTCGTTCATCCAAAGCAGTCACGAGATATTCGTTCGAACCCAGAGTTCATCGAAGTAACTAAGTACGCTGCTCCAGGTAACTTCATGTTAGGTGAAATCGGACGTCTGTATGACGTAGTATTTATCGAAACCACACAGGTTAGAAAAGTACTTGCTGCAGAAAGTTACGGAAACTACACCGCTAACGTTGGTGCTCCAGCAAATCAGTATGAAGTTCCTGTAAAGGCTAACACAGCCCCAGGACAAGGTGGTAACCCAGTATCTGCAGATTACACAGCAGAAAAAGGTTATTTCACTTCTGAGTCTGGTTGGACTGCAGACATCTATGAAGCAATCATGATTGGTGACAATGCATTTGGTCACGCAATCTCACTCCCTGTTGAACTACGTGATGGTGGCGTTCTTGACTTCGGTCGTGAGCACGCTCTTGCTTGGTACGCAATTTGGGGTCTTGGCGTAATCACAGATCAAGCGATCTGTAAGGTTTACACCAACTAATTGATTTACCCCGATGTCTGGGAGCCATACTCCTTCTTTGGCTCCCAGCCATCAACAACTAACTTAGGAGAATAAATATCGTGGCAAATACACAAACAAGTCCGCTTGATGCAACAGGCAGAGCAGCGGAACAAGCAACAAAAAAGAATGCGTCAGAACTAAAGAAGCGTAAAGAAGAACTTTCTATCGCTACTCAAATTGAGGCGGAGAGTTTGGAAAAGGATGTATTCGATCCTAAAAAACCAGACGTTCCTCTTGTTTTAGATGATATTGAAAATGTCGGAGTATCAACTGCTGGAGACTATGTAGTCATCCGCACAATTACTGACGTTGACGAGATGACCTATGGAGTGGGTAATGTTTACACCTTTAAAGCAGGTGTTAAATATAGAGTTCCATCAAGTCTTGCAAATTATTTAGAACAACTTGGCTATATTTGGCGGCCTAACTAAATTTAGCCCGTCGTTAATAGTCCGACTCTCAACTGGTTCCCGCCCTCCTCCCAGTTGGGAGTTGGACCTTTTTTTGCGCTGAATAAATTCTTAATACACGAGATGATTGGCATAGAATTTTAATGGAGGTTATGTGGCTACGATTGCAAGCCTTGCGGATCGCTTAAGGTCTGAAATTGGGGATACCCCTAAATCTTTTGTCTACACCTTTACTACAGATGGCACTACTAATAGGTTTTTAGTCCCCTATTCTCCTCTTGATGGAGCAAACCTAATAGTAAATAAAAATGGCATCGAGATCTCTGCGGATGTTGAAGTTGAAGAGGCAACTGGCTATCTTGTTTTTGATGATGTACCTGCTAATGGTGACGATATAATTGTTGCTGGAAACTACTTTAGATACTTTACAACAAACGAAGTTCAATCTTACATAAACATAGCGTTTTTAGAACACTCAGCCTTCCACACCGATGCCTATGGTCGCAGTGTTAGTCTGCAGAATATTCCTACACTTGAAGAGTATCCCGTAGTTGTTTACGCATCAACTCTTGCTTTGTATGCTTTAGCAAATGATGCCGCTTTTGATATTAACGTCTTTGCTCCAGATGGGGTGACAATACCACGATCTGAAAGATACCAACAATTGATGCAAATGATTCAAACTAGAAAAGAACAATACAAAGAACTTTGTTCTCAACTTGGTATTGGTATGTTTAAGATTGATGTCTTTAGTTTTCGCAGAATTTCAAAGACTACTAATCACTACGTGCCAATTTTTCAACCACAAGAAATCGACGACCGTTCAGCCGCTACTCGTGTCCACCTGCCTACTCCTACCTACGGCAATGTGGAGACTCCAGTATCAGTTGTTACTCAGGATCTCTTTGTCTATGAGGGAGATGCCTACGAATTTACAATTGTTCTTGACTTTGAGGTAGATACCTATACTGCAAAATCCGAGATTCTTGGCGTAGGAATTCCTGGAGTTATAGCAACTTTTACAATTACATTTCCAAATGTTGGTACAGCAGACGGAGCAGGTCTTCGTACTCTAAAATTAGCACTCACTGGAACACAGACACGTATGTTGCCTAGTACCTCTTATTATGATGTTCAGTTAACTAAAGACGGAGTTACCCACACATACGTTAGAGGAAAGATATTTAAGACTGAAGAGGTAACAGAATGAGTCAGTACGTAAGACCAGGAACTACTGTTCCAATTGTAGTAAATGACGTAATCTTAATAACTACACCCTCTAGTACTCAGGACTTTGGAACAACTAGCGGTACCCTAGAGCCCCAGGCTCTAGCCTACGAACATACCCAAGGAGCAGTTAGTTCCTCTTGGATAATTACTCATAATTTAGGATTTAAACCTAACGTTACAGTTGTAGACTCTGGGGGTACAATATATGAAGGTGAAATAACTTATACTAATTCGAACTCACTTACGGTCTCGTTCTCCCAAGCCTTTTCAGGAAAAGCATATTTATCTTAAGGAGATAATGTAAATGGCCCGTAAGTTTTTAACCCCGATTGATTTAAACAAATTAGAATTACAAAATGCAAGAATACAAAACTTAGCGACCGCTCCAGCATCTCCCGTAGTTGGTCAAGTTTATTTTGACACAGTATTATTATATCTACGTACATGGAATGGCACTGCATGGATTAATGCAAGTCAAGGTTCTCAAGGAACTACTGGAGCACAAGGTACACAAGGTACCCTTGGTGCACAGGGAACTCTTGGAACACAAGGTGCGGTAGGTAGTCAAGGTACTGTTGGTTCACAAGGAGCAGTTGGCTCACAAGGTACAGTAGGTTCCCAAGGAACTGCTGGTGCACAAGGTTTAAACGGTTCTAATGGTGCTCAAGGTACACAAGGTACCTTAGGTGCACAAGGTGCTGTAGGTTCTCAAGGAACTCAGGGAACTCTAGGTTCACAAGGTACTCAAGGAACTTTAGGTTCACAAGGTACACAAGGAACTTTAGGCGCACAAGGTACTCAAGGAACATTAGGTGCTCAAGGTCTTGACGGAACTCAAGGTACTCAAGGTACTGAAGGTTCATTTGGTGGTATTACAGTTGAATATACCTTCAGTACTAGCACAACTATGTCAGACCCAGGCGATAATTTTGCTCGTTTCAATAATGCTGCATTAACCGCAGCGACCAGTCTTGCATTAGACATTAACCCTTCTGATGGTAACTACGATGTCTCTAACTTCTTACAAACTATTGATGATTCAACATCTACTATTAAGGGTCACGTAAAAGTATCTAAGAAAAATAATACTTCTGTTTTTGCTCTTTATACAATTGCTAGTGTTGCTGATCAAACAGGTTGGTTTACTGTTGGCGTTGCTTATGTTTCTGGTAACGGAACCTTTAGCAATAACGATGAACTTCTATTTACATTTGCTCGTACTGGTGATGTCGGTGCTCAAGGAACCCAGGGAACAACTGGTTCTCAAGGCGTACAAGGAACATTAGGTTCACAAGGAACTCAAGGTACCCTTGGATCTCAAGGTACTGTTGGATCTCAAGGAACTCAAGGTACTGTTGGTTCTCAAGGTACAGTTGGCTCACAAGGAACTGTTGGTAGCCAAGGTACTCTTGGTGCACAAGGTGCAGTTGGTTCACAAGGAACTGTAGGTGCACAGGGAACTCAAGGTACTGATGGAACTCAAGGTGTACAAGGAAGTGTTGGTACTCAAGGAACCCAAGGTACTGTTGGATCTCAAGGCGTACAGGGAACTGTAGGTTCACAGGGAACCCAAGGAACTCTTGGAGCACAGGGAACTGTTGGTAGCCAAGGTACACAAGGAACTCTAGGTACTCAAGGTTTACAAGGTAAAGAAGGTAACTTTGGCGGTGTAACTGTTGAATA